CCAACTGCAGTGCTGCTTGATGCTGCACCACGCGTTGACTCATGGTTGCGGCGTTGGGGTCTGAGACGGGGATGATGTCTACATCATCGTAGTCTTCGCGTTTGGCGCGAGGTGAACCGTACTCCGGCTGATAGGTGTACTCATCCGGTGTGTAGTCACGAATGATGTCTTTAATTAACCGGAGTTCTTGTTTGAGCGCGTAGTGGACTCGTGCTTGGACGGCAGACATAACCTTGAGGGTTCGCTCAAGTACGGCCAGAGTTGTTCCCACCGGCGTATTAGCCGACATATCGGACACTTGGATATCGGCAGTCGCAGCGAAACGTCTGCCCTCCTCAACGATAGTACCAAGGAGACTGTATAGAGTGGCCGATGGTTCTTTGTAAGGTAACGGCAGTATGTTGTCACGAATTGCTCCTGAGCCTGTATCTACGTCACGCCACTCACCCGGAGCAATCGGCGTATCGTCACCTTTGATGCGTAACCCTCTTGACTTCAACCCGCCCGGCAAGTTACTGAGCGTACCTGCATCTACCAGTTGTCGCATTAGCGACGTCGCCGACATGGCGTAGCCACCAATTAAATGAAACAGCCCGAACCCATACGGTCCCAAGCCGGGCACATACACATAGTGCACAAAGTGCTGCCGCTTTTGTTTTAGATCGTCGTCTTCGCGCCAGTTGCGACGAATCGCCAACACTTCATCAGCACCGCGCAGAATCGTTACAACATACGGGAGCGCAATACCTGTGAGTTCACCATCTTCATCCTTGTCTTCAAAGCCCGGCAAGTCAAGATCAATGTGAACCTCGTATATCTCATAGCGGTCATCAAACGACGCCGATATGCCTGTTTCCTTGTCTTTCTTCTGCTGAATTTCGTTAGTGACTTTCGGCGGATCACCAAGCTCTACCTCACGGTAGAACCCGGCTTTTTGTAGTTTGAGAATCTCATTTTCCGTCTTGCGCATGCGGTGTGTTAACCGCGGACATGTCGCTAATTCTGTGGTGCCGTAAGGAATGATGATGTCTTCTGCTGGCACAAACAGTGATACCGGGCGTTCTGTGTTGAGGTCAAAATAAATCTTCTTGAACGCAGAGCCTGCGGCTGGCAACGAAAACAACATACGCTCATGCTCTGGCCTAAACTCAACCATCTTGTCGGTTAAGTAGAAGTTCATGTCTTCTTCAACACGGACTGCGGCTTCTTTTTTGTTTGGCGTTTCATCGCCAACAATTTTTGTTTTAGCCGGGCCTTTGGCTGGGAACGTTTCTGTAATCGTTTCCGATTGGAACCGAATAACCGCTTCCGTAATCATGGGGTGGTACACACCACACGCACCTGCCCACGGCTCTGTGCGCTCCTCGTATTTAAGGCCAAGCAACGTCAAGCCGTTCTTGTACGTATCTTCCCACTCCTTGCGTGCGGACAGATCGTTCTTCACGTCATCAAGAATCTCACCCACTAACGAAGACAACTCCCCCGCGTCCATCTGTTCTGCAAGGTTGGCGTTGAAGTCTTCTTCCTCCGCACCAGGTTCAATCTCAATCTCCAGCCCATCAGCGCGAATGCTGACCGCTTCCGGGTCTTCGATTTCAATCTCAATGTCCGGCTCGTCGGCCAACGCCTCCATGCCCAGTGGCGCTTGATACAGTGCTTTATCTATTGCCATGATGTGTCCTTAATAGTACGCGTGCGTTTTGCGCTTGAAAAATGTCGGCTCGTCTTCGTAGTCCGATGGCAGGCGTATGAACCCACCTTGCCGGTAGCGCAGCAGCGCTTGCGAGATCGTATCTACGTAGTCGTCATGTTCACCCACCGGAAAAGCGGCGAGTTCTTCAATTACTTCTCTTGCCCACCGTGTGTCCGGTGCCCAGACCTTGCCACTGTAAAAGAAGTCCGCGATGGCGTTGAGTCGTGCAACCTTGTCAGTTGTGCCTCGTTGCTTGCCTCGGCTGGGCGTGAACTCGTCCACCGGGATACCCATTGCCCGAAACTCTTGAATAAGCGGGGCACCTGCTGCTTTTTTCTCCACAATGAAGGCATCTGGCTCCCACTCCTTCCAATGCTTATACGCCACCTGTTTTAACTCCGGGAACTGCATGCGATCCTTGAACGCATCTAACAGAATTAAATTCGGTGCGCCACCATCCTCATCGTTGTAAAACACACCCCATGTGGTGCATGCGCTGTAGTCAGCGGAGGTTTTCTGTTCGTGCGCCGTATCCCAGCTCTGTATTACATACTCACATTGCGGCGGTTCGTCTTCTTCCCATATCTTCCACGCACCCCGCCCAATGATGGCGGAGGCTTCAGACGTGGGGTTCTGCATGTATTGCGCGTTCCAGTACCGCGGGTCCATGCCGCTTTTTTTGGACTTTAGCACCTCAAGCGGCCACTGCTCCGGCCACAACGACTTCTCGTTATCAGTGCCCTCACCCAAGATAGCAGGCAGTTCCACAATCTCCCACGGCTCACTGTCCGGGTTTTTGATCTGGTAGTCAATCAACCTGCCGGTCAAGTCAATCAGACTCCACCGTGTCATGATGACAATAATTGCCCCGTTGGGCATCAAACGCTGTAACGGACCTTGTTGGAACCACTGCCACGCCGAATCAAACGCCAGACGGCTGTTGGCTTTCATGTCTTGTTCTGAATGCGGGTCGTCGATAACAAAAAGGTCTGCACCACGACCGGCCAGTGCGCCACCAACACCTGCTGCGAAATACTGGCCTCCGGCCACTGTGGACCACTTTCCTGCGGCCTTCTGGTCTTCTGCAATCTGTGTATCCGGGAATATGTCTTTGTATTCTTCACTGTCAATCAGGTTCTTTACGCGCCGACCAAAGTCTTCGGACAAGCTAGCCGTGTGCGTGCCCATGATGATCTTCTTTTCCGGGTAGTGCCCCATGAAGTAGGCGGGGAACAGGTAAGACGAGAACTCGGATTTACCCATACGCGGCGCAATATTAATAATGACGCGCTTTTTCTTGCCCTCAATTACGTCCGTGAATATCTTTGAGAGCTTTCGGTGGTGGGGGCCGATCTTGAATCCGGGGTAGACCTGTGTGGCAAAGCCCAAAAGAGACGTTTTTGCTGCGTTTTTAGCCGCGCGTGCGGTTCTTTCTTCCAAATCGGCCAGCAACTCCGCCTTTTCTTCAGGAGAGAGCGTCGGTAACACGCGTTGTAACGCGTCAATCTCCTGTTTCGTCAGGTTCATCGTGCTTTTCCGTGACTTCAGTCACATCGGTGACGTCCACAATCTGTGCCATGCGCGATAATTTCTCTTTTATACGCTGTTCCAGCTCAATATCGGACAGTTCAGTCTTTTTGACCTCCATTCTGTCCGTAAATAGCGCTATTTCTGTCACGCGCCCTAACAATTCCAGCGCACGTAAGCGAATTTTTGCGTCAGGGTGGCGCGTTTCCTCCACCAACTGCGCTACCGCGTACCCTCTAATCTCTTTGGCCTGCTCAACAAAGTGCCAATCGTAGGCTGTCAACATCCCAACCAAGTGTTTCACCGCTTCGGGCGTCTCAATCTTGGTTAACGCTGCGCGTTGTTTCTTGGGGTCAGCGTCTTGGGTCAACACCGCAAAGGCTTCACGGGCATTTTGTTCTTGTATCTGGTCGTGCACCGCCTCATCCGACGCTGCGCCCAGTTCTTCCAGCCATTTCGCTGTTTCTACTTGCGCATCAAGTATGTCTTTAGGGGAAGTTTTGGCGACGAGTGTGGCTTCTGGCGTGGCAAGCACGTCAGGCGTGTAAATCGTTTCATCCAACAAGTGCTCAAGCATAGCGCTGACCGTTGCAGTCACGTTGCGCGGAGTATATACTTGGTTCAGCCGTTGTGTAAATTTTTACATCGCGGCCCTCTCCGTGGTTGGAGATTCGTTGAAGCCATATTGCCCCCGCCATTCTCCCGGCGGGGGCTTTTTTATTTGTGTGCATGTCTAATATTAGACAAATTATATTTTAATTTTTTAGAAATTTTTTGGGGTGTTGTCATGATTTTAAGAAAATTGAGGAGAGTGGGTGGGGATTAGTGTTCTGTGGCGAAGCCGCCGCGCTGCCATGTTTGTGGGGGTCGGGGTACGGTGGGGTCGAGAATGTTGTCATTTTGGTCGTTGAGCAGGGGTCTGACGCGTTATATGAGAGGGTAGTTTTCTCTCACTCATGTACACATTGTCCATGAGTTCATTCAACTCAATGAGGTGACATCATGCAAACCAAACAGCAATTCAACAACAAGGCAGTATTCGCAATCTTCACCGATGCAGACAAGTCTGCGCTCTCATTTGCCGAGCGACTAATGGCCGAGGGCATTGGTGATCGGGCTACCGCTAGACCTTACGCAGTAGCATGGGCAGCGGCCAAGCATGGTATTGAAACGAAAGAGGGTCAGCGCGGTTTGACCTTCGTTGACAAAGACAAGCGCAAGTTTGAAGCCGCGCAACAATCGGCCAAGCGTGTACTTGAGATTTGCTTTCCAACTGCCGATGCGCCGGTAGCCAACGAATCGAAGAAAACCAAGTCCAAAGTTGATCCGGTAGCGCGTGAAGCCAAGCGCATCCTCAACAATTTCACTCCGGCGCAACGCCGTAAGCTGATCGAGCTTCTCTCCGCCTAACTCATGTACGTTCTGTACACGAGTTTTCCCTGACCGCGCAGAAAATTATCCTTCTGCGCGGATTCTCAATCCTGTCAAACGAAAGGAATCATCGTGAAAACCTTTATCGATGATATGGAAATGGATGTCTTTTTTACCCGCGAGTATGTGCAGACCGCATTTCGCGTACTCGACCAGATGCACTCCGGCTCAGACACTTGGGACGGCTGGTGCGTCGATTTCACCGGCGATGAACTCGCTGAAAACCTCATCTTCATCCTCGACAACTACTACTGAAAGGAATCGTCATGCGTAACAATCAACTCGAACAAGCCTTGCTCCGCGCAGGCTACGTCAAACACACCAGCACCAAGCCAAAGAAGCAAACTCATGTACCCGATGTACATGAGTCAACCAAACCCGAATGGGATGCGCTGCCCAAGCACGAACAACAACGCTATGCTGTACTTTTTAACGCGTCAAGCTAGAACTACCCTCGTTTTGCAAAAATGTCAGATACTTGGCGGATGTACCGACGAGTGCAACAGCGTTCATTCAAGTATAAGTATATGAATATAAATATATTTATAGTAGTAGTAGTATTTGTTATTACACTTGTCCATGTTTTTGGAAACAATATATGGTCTGGAAAAAGATACTTGACACACGCAGAAAAAACAAAAAAGTTTCAAGTATCTTTCCTGAGACTATATATACCCTCCAAAAACGTGGACAAGTGTACATTTTTTAGACGCGCACAAAAAAACTTTAATCAATTCAAATACATACGCCAATTAAACGCACGTCCACTCGTGCAACCACTTTGCCAAGTATCTTACATAAACCGTGTTCTCGCTAACACGTTAAACACCAGCCCATGTACATTGTGTACATGAGTACCTCAAGGAGAACGTCATGCCTGATAAGTACAAGCGTTTGCGTGACATGACACGCAAGCAAATCATCACGCGGTTAAACCGCAAATACAAAGACTGCGCTGGTGTACCGCCATCAACAGTCAAGGCCATCGCTGACCGCATCATTGAAAAGCGCAAGGCCGAGCGTAATACGCAGCGCAGGAACGCCATACACAAGGACAAGTGGGAACTCATCATCGCGCCGTTGGCAGCAGAGATAGCATCGGTACGCACACGCGTGGCGCAATGGCAGCGCAGGGAACAGGCCGATATGCTGACGTTCTTCACGCCGTACCTGACCGCACTACTAAAG